CCATCAGGTGATGTCATTACCCTGTTGCCGGTTCCTGAATACGCTACCGCGCAAAATAACCCCAACTCAGGAGACCAACACACACTTCCCCAATTATTATCAGCCGCACTTGTTCGAGCAGTCCACGTAAAACCATCAGGTGATGTCATTACCCTGTTGCCGGTTCCTGAATACGCTACCGCGCAAAATAACCCCAACTCAGTAGACCAACACACACCTATCCAACTATTATCAGCCGCACTTGTTCGCGTAGTCCACGTGATACCATCAGGTGATGTCATCACCCTGTTACCGGTTCCTGATTGCGCTACCGCGCAAAACAACCCCAATTCAGGAGACCAACATATATTCATCCAGTTATTATCAGCCGCACTTGTTCGCGTAGTCCACGTAATACCATCAGGTGATGTCATTACCCTGTTGCCGGTTCCTGTAAGTGCTACCGCGCAAAACAACCCCAATTCAGGAGACCAACACACCGAACGCCAATCATTGTCAGCCGCACTTGTTCGCGAAGTCCACGTAATTCCATCAGGTGATGTCATTACCCTTTTGCCAGAATCTGTCATAGCTACCGCGCAAAACAATCCCAACTCAGGAGACCAACATACACCAAACCAACCAAGATCCATTGCGCTTGTTTGCGTTCGCCAGGAACTAACGCTTGCCACAGCCTGCGACCGCGACCACGTCCCGGCCCTGCCAGGGGTCAGAAACGAAGCACGTTTGCCGTAAACATTTTTGCGAACCACTCCCCCGTACAAAACGTGAGGAGTGTACCGCCCGGCATCTGCCCCCGCTACCATGCTGTCAAGAATAGTGGTCGTAATTCCAGTGTGACCTATGATTACTGCTGTAGCATTAACCGAGGCAATTGATAGAGAAACCGCTGTGCTGGGATCCAAATTGTCAATCACATCCATCGCCGCTTGTACGGTCGATTCAGCTGCTGATAGCAGGTTCCCAAAACTGGTAGTAGTCAGCGCCACAAGGTCCGCTGTGGTAGCCGCAGTCCCACCAACAAAAGCGGCCCCAAACGCCTGCTTGGCAGGTGTGACCTTGGTGATATACCCGCCGCTTGCATTCATCAAAATTACGGCATATCCCAGCTGTGCTAGCTCACACTCTGCCAGCGTGGTATCCGCCGCCCGTACCGTTCCCGTTGCAATAGCGTTATCAGCCTGCGTCGCGTTGGAATACTTAACAGCATCAATCACGCCGATATATTTTGGCGTAGACGAGTTCAAATCGTCTTTGCTAGCGTACAACCTAATAACGCTATATTCTCCGTTTGCCATCGCCGTTGGCGTCGTGCCGTACACCATTGGGACCTGACTCTGGTTGGCGTGACGCTTCCATTGTCCTGAGCCGTTTTTGTACCAAAATTGGATAGTAATTGACGTGCCGGCATTGATATCCGTCGTCAACCCGTGATCTTCAACTTTTGCCCCGCCGCTGATATTTATCTCTCTGTCAGCTGCCAGCGCTCCGGTTCCCGAACCAGTGCGCGATATCAACCCGCCAGATCCGCTTATTAGAATTGAGAAAACTCGGTGCCAGACAACAGAGATACTTGACTCGAAATCATTTGGATGGTCCTCGCGAACGATAAGATGATTGGTCGAATCGTAAAGCACCTCAAACAGAGGAATGTTGTCTGTCCATGTCGTCTCTACCGGTGACGTGGTCTTTTGAAGCGTACCATTTATGTCTATGTATACATAGTTTGTAGCGTTTGCTGTGAGAGTAACGCTCTGCCCTCCAGCCCACTTGCAAGGAGTTGATCGGATATATCCGATACCCGGCCTATCAACCGTAAACGTTGCGCCTGATACTGTGTAATAGGTGCCGCTTCCACCCCAAACTTTTCTACCTGTCTGATAAAAATCGTATGGTGAAATTAGCGCGTAACCTGTCCCAGAACTACCCGCCGCCCGGTTTGCCGCCATGCCTCGAATATACTGAAAATCCCCAGCAACTGTCGACTCAATTGATTCTGAGCTAAATCCATTGAAATATACGGTGCAACTATTGTAGTTAATCTCAGCACCAACACCGCCTGCATTCAAATAAAATGCAATTGTTGCGCCAGTAATCCCAATAAGGCGAAAATTACACCCGTTAAATTCACGAATAGCGCCTGCTGTCCCTGCCGATGTGCAACATGCGCCCATCGCCGTACCGCCAAACGCTGCGTTGGTTTCTTGCATTCTAAATACGCTGCTTTCAACGATTATCTCGGCACCGCCGGTAATCTTAATACAGCAATGGCCTCCGCTAATGGCATTAGCATACCCGACTACTGCCGCGCCAAATAGCGCAACTTGTCCAGTTCCTGAAACCAATATGCCCTGAATATCTTTCGTATTATTGACCGATGCTCCGGATATCGTTACTTGACTCTCGTTGAAAACAGCAAGCGTTGTACTGTTTATCTGCACCCCTGAAAAAGCATAGTCTGCCGCATAATTTACGTTAACCGCTGTGCGGAAAAACTGACAGTTTCCAGTCTTTAGGCCCACAAATCCATCTGCGTTTGGCGTGACGTTTACCGTGCAACTTTTCAGCCCACCGGCCACACCCGTGCCGTCAACAGTCCCATTTATGATACAAGCACCATAATCAGATCCGGTAATCCATACATAATCTTTGAGCGTAATATTCTCAGTAAACACCCCATATGCTTCGACAGTATAAGGTGCCCCTGCCGTTGCCAGCGCCGCCGCCGCATTGATTGCAGCTTGAAGAGTGGTGTACTGACACCCCACGGCACCCGCTGTCAGCAGGTTGCTAGGATACGGTTTTGGCTTCCAAGTTGTTGTGGCACTGTCGTACTCTAATCTGTCGAAATTTGCCACGCCCGCAGTGTTCACGTCGAGCAGGGAATTGAGTACTCCCGGGGAGTTTTCCCACTTGCCAGACGAACTATTGAATTGTAGTAGATCTCCATTTGCTACCGATGCAATTGCAACGTCAGCTAACCCTGTGAGTGTGGAAGGCCCCGCCGATGGTGGCCAATATGCCGTTGTCATGTCTTACCCCCTGCTTTTGCCTTCCCAGGTCGCGTTAAGTGTTGCATCTCCGCTTGTGCGTGAATACTTCAAATACCACTGCCCTAACACGCCTTGCACCACTATATTTGAACTACCACTAGCACCTGTTACGGGTATCGTAGTAGACAAAGTCAATTGCTTGTATACTGCTGTCGCTTCGTTGTGTGGATTAACACGCACCCATAGTTCAACTTCTCCTACCGGAGTACTGCCAGAATCCCACCAAATATGAATAGTCAAATCCAGAATCTGCAAACATTCCTGCACGTCGCTAGTGCGATCCGCGCTTGCCGCAACATCCTTAAAAATCCAAGTTGGTCTTTTATACTGAATCATCCGCGAATCTCCCTAGCTTCTACTGTTTGCGCATTCGTTAATTCACCTGCAATGCTCTTCGTCCTGCTACTGCTTTGCGAGCGCTGTTTTTGGTTATCCCCACCCGCAAAAGACTGCTGAAGCGCCGTGACATTCTGCATTCCTTTAGTCGCCTTGATATCAAAAAGAATGCCTAACTGTTGCTTGCGGTAGTAGTCCAATCGCTGCGGTTTAGATGCCATGTACTCGGTTATCGACGCTCTCACTTGGTCGTAGAAAGCCGGATAAACAGCCCGCACGGCCTCCACAGTTTCAGGGGTAATAGTTGCAGATTCCAGTTCTTCTAGCAGTATTGTCGGCTCCATTACTGCCTGTACATATGCCTCGAACTTTGCTTGCTGGCTTGCGCTTAGCCGCACATCCTCTAGCTGCAAAACATCGAACTCCGGAGCCGGTACTTTTGAAGCAAGAAAGTCAATCCCACGTTGAGCAGTGTTCACAAATGACGAGTACAACGGCCCAAAATTGGCGTCATTCATCCCGACAAGCGAGCGTTTTACTTGCCTCTCAACAAGAAACGGGTCGTTTGCCATCTGCCCCAAGTTGCGGCTCACCCGGTTCATCTTGGCCTCGCGTTTGTTCTCTTCTGGTACCGCAATAGCACGCGCTAGCTTTGCCATTGCAATGTTGCGAGCATGTATGGCCGGCGCTCTTACCTGAGATAGCCGACGTGTCACAGGAGACAAAAACGATGCTATAGAACGTCGAAGCGAGCCGGTTGTTGTTTCCTGTGCCGTTTTGACGCGGGACATGACCTTAAGAAGCATTGCAGGGTTGGAGTAAATCATACCCAGGCCAGCGCCTACCGCTGCGCCCACAGGCCCGCCAACCATGCCGCCGCCTAATCCTGATACAATAGAAGCTTGTACCACCCGACCGGTTTTTGGCTCCATCTTATTTAGTAGTATCGCTGTTTCTCGCGCTACCCTAAATTTGCGTAGCTGTATGCGTAACCCTTGAGCCGCTGCGCCTGCACGCTGCAAACGTTGCGCTGTGGCAGCCGCCGCACTTGGTCCCCCATACTTCAAATTCTGGTTTATTGTGTTCGATATTCTTGCACTAGCGTCATATAGTTCAGTTAATGCCGTCCATGTTTGCCGGCTTTTTGGGGATGCTATCGGACTCCGTAGCATTGACGCTACCGCATCCTCATTCACTATTCTAATTACATTACCACTAGCATTTACTGCGTCTTTTGCAAGCAAGCCTTGATTCTTTCCGCTGCCAAAAACTCGATTGTACTTACGGTAGAAATTAGCATATGCGTCTTGTATATTAGAATAGTCATCTCCCAAACTTCCGTAAAGCTTTGGGTTACGCAAATGGCTCCGAAGATTGCTAGCTAATGCCTGCAATTCTCCCTTGTCTGGCGATGTAGGCATATTAAACTTGTTTTTGTTTTTCATATACGAATTGAGATAATCAAGCCCTTCGCTAGCAGCCTTGTGTATGTCAGCAACACTAGTAGCCTTCTCAGCAACGTCATTTATTACCGACAACGCCTCTTCAACTACTGTTCGTGTAGCTGTTGAGTATTTTGCTGATTGCTTTTCGTATATTGGAAATCTAGCCTCTGCTCTTTTTTGAATCGAAATCAAATCATCTAGCTCTGGCGTGCCAATTGCCTGTGTTGCCTCAGGACCTTTAGTTACCCTAGCTTCGCGAACGTCACCCATTATAGCCTTTAGATTATCAGCTTCATTCTGAAAATTCTCTAAGCTTTTTGTCGCTCTCTGTACCAGTTTTTCAGGTTCCGTTAGCGCCTGCACTGTCTGATCACGCAACGCTGGATTGGCAAAATTACGCTGCAAAATTCGTTCTTCTTGCTTGGTCATACCGCGACCAAACGAAAGCGCACCTGTTAGCTGTGTTGCGGCTTCCTCTGACAAGCCCTTATCGCGGATCTTTTGCCCTGCGTCCTTGATGCTGTCGACAATCTGCCCGGCACCATGGCCGAGGTACCCGAGCCCGAAACCGAGCCCCCCGCCAAGGATTGCACCCAGGCCGATGTTAGCAACGGCTTGCTCAGCAGAAAGGTCGGGATCGCGAAACGCCAAATCTCGCGAAACGCGGCCCGCCTCGAACAGAGCCGCGTCGGTAGCGGCAATACCGCCCGTCTCCACGCCTGCGACGATTCTAGCAGCGTTTTTGCTCATTGCAGCCGTACCAGCCGCAACGCCTGCCAACCGCCGCCCCGCGATCATAGCCGGTGCTCGAACTAGGTTGGCGACCTTGCCCACGCCTGTTGCCGCTCCAATAAGCTCACCGACGCCCGTAGCAAACGGAGAAGCCTCTTGCATTTGCCGCAAATTCTCAACGTCCTGCTCACTAGCTAGCGTTCTGATTGCCCAATCTGAACCCGAGCCTGTAAATCCTGAGGCAAGCCCTGTTGCGAACGCCCCTGCCGTGCCGATAGGCCCCGAAAGGAATTCTTGGCGTTGCCGCTCTTGTTCAGCTTTAACTATCTGTTGGGTAATTGCAGGACTACGGTAGGTGTATCCACGCTTAAATGCCGCTGTTGCCTCGCGTGCAGGTATTTCCGCTGGCTCACCCATAGAGTTAATAACAGGCACATACTCATCTTCGCCAAACTGGTAATCACCACGCGCGACTAGTTCTTGCGCTTGCGCATCGTCGATCCATTCCCATTTCTTTGTGCCATAGTTGTATAAGTTTGGCATTATTTACCGCCTAGGTTGACCGGTCTCTCACCCTGAACAGTTGCATCCATCATTTGATACCCTGGTATTCTTCCGTACTTGTACTTTTCCCAACCGAGTTTGAGACCTTTCCTCATCTGGTTAAACCAAGCATCAGGACTCTGACGCGGGTTTATGTTTGACAATAGATTAGGAATCTCATTTTTGTATGCTTCGTACTCCCCCGGATTAAGAACACCTGAATTGGACAAATTCATCATCAAATTCAAATTCTGCCTAAAAAGCGCTTCATATCTCGAATTAGCCGCCGGATCAATCACACCAAATTTACCAGCATTGCGTATGAATTCCTGCATTTCATTCAGCCGTTGCTCCGCTGTCATCACATCAGTGCCCTGCTTTTTTACATCCTCTGCACTAGCCCGCGTGGTAGTAAATCCCCAAGGCGTCCAGTTTTCGGGGTTAGCCATGGCCGAAGTTTTTTCGAGTATGCTTTTCTTCTCGCGTCTTGCTATCTGGTCACCTGTTATCTTCAAAACGTTTAGCTGAGCTTCTGCTGATTTTTGCTTGAATTCCGCAATCAATTGCTCTTTAGCAACCTGATTATACTCTGTAGTTTTTGCCAGCTTTATGCGTTTCACAGTCTCAGCCATGAAGGAATAATACTGAGCCAACATTTCATTACGATGCTTCAATATCTGTTCACGCACTGCGAGGTCAGTATTGAACGTGTCGCCTATCGCTCTGGCATCCGTGATAGCCTGCTCACGCTCGTATTTTTGCAGGTTAATATCTTCGGAAATCGCTCTGTCAATGCCTTCCGCTACGATATTCCGCCCACCGGTTTGCTGCCTTCCTAGCCCGCTAAAAGCAACGCCAATAAAGGACATCACTTTCTGAAGGTTGGTCCTACTGTTCCACCAACGATCCGGGTTAATCGGCTTTTGCGCTGCAAGAAGTTTTTCACGCAATTTTGTATTAGTGTTATAAACTTCCTCAAGCATTTTCTCGCGATCTGCACCCGCATCGATAACGCTCTTCATCGTTGGCTGTAAAGCTTCCAACGCTTGCTTAAACATCGGGTTAGCTTCGGCTTCTTGTATTACGCGGGAGTCTAAATCTAGGCTTTTTGCTTGCGCTTGCGCTTGGCCCTGTATTGCGCCCGCTGTCTCGGCTAGCAGCCTTTTTCCCTCTTTTTTTGGGATTGGAGACTGCTGAACCTCAACAATGGACTCTGTTGGTACCATTTCCGGCACCGCAGGGGGAGGAGGCACGCCACCAATAGTAGCACCCGCTGGCATTGGCGCTGGTATCCGATTAGGAGGCGGCGAATATGCCGGCAAGTTTGCCATCGGAGAATATGGCACTACTTGTGGTTGTGCGGGGGTCATTTGCGGAGCTTCTGGCAACGTTCCCTGTGGTGTTGCTCCGATACCTCGATAAGCCATACCCGGGGGCAATTGATTGTTATAATTTACTTTAGCCATGTCATCAACTCCATGTCAATTTACGCATCGCTGGCGAAAATAGATTACCTCTGGCAGTTGCACCCGGATACGTCCCCGCAGGCTCCGCTTGCCGAAACCCTTTCAACGAAAGCCCGTCGACCGCTGATCGAGGTACCCAATTCCCAGGAGAAACTTCGATCATATCGCTCGGTGGTTGTGCCGTAGGTGCCGGTGTGGTAGCTGTGGTTGGTGCCGCGCCCGCCCCTGGCCCTGTTGCTGTGGTAGCTGTAGTCGCAGGTATTGGCGCTCTAATAATTGAGCCGCTCGGAGTTCCGCCGGCCATTTTGGTGTAATCGGAATAGCCAGCTCCGACATCAGTTGTTGCGCCTTTCATGCCTCCCAACCCAACTAAATCTCCAATTGTTCCCAAAATCGTACCAGTCCACTGGCTCCGCATTTGAGCGCTAGCTGTTTGCCTATCCGCCTCAATCTTCATCCTTGCCAATTCAGCCGCCATAATCGAGGTATCAATTCCAACTATGTTTTCCATATACGCCAAAACCATAGCGTCATTCATGCCTGTCTGTTTTAGCTTAGCCTCAAGGTTGGCTAATGCGTATTGATCGCCACGCTGTGCGTTGAATTTTAGGATATCAAGATCAATATTCTGATTAGCTAATCGAGCTTTTAACACCATATCAGCGTTTGCTAGTGCCCTATTTCCTTCGGTAGTTGTTTTGTACATCTCAGCGTTTTGCTTCAATTGTGCAGCCTGCAAATTCGTTTCCTGCTCAATCCTCTGCTGTTCAATAGCCGATGCCCTCAACCCCTGCGTACTAGTTGCGTAGGCGTCCCGAGCCGCCGCCATCTCTTGCGCTCGAAGCGCTGCCAGAGAACCCGCGGACTCTTGCCCCGCTTGCGCCGCTTGGTATTGTGCGCCGCGAATTGCGCTAGGCGAGAAACCCCTGGCTTGCGCTAGGCCCATTGCCTGCCGAGCGTTTTGCGCCATCGCGTTGCTCAATAGATTCTCTGCTTGAGACGGAGCAAGCCCAGCCGCCGCCTGCGCCTGTAGATCGATTGCGGCTTGTTGCTGTGCCATTGCTTGATTGGCACTAGCTAAATTTGCCCGCGCCACGTCGTAGCTTGGCATCGCTACTTGCTCCTTAACCTGTTGAGCATTGACGTTTTGCACCGCTCTTCGTGACACATTTTCCATCGGACCCATGCCGGGAGCAACGCGCCCACCCGCTGCCATTTGCTGCTGTTCCAACAGTTTTTGACGCTTACGCATCACATCTTCTGTTGTGTACAATCGGGCATAGTCTGCCGGAATATCGGTAGGATCTAGATCGGGAGTACCTAGCCGCGCCGCCGCGCCAAAAAATCCCCCCGGTGCATTAAGCACTACCGGTGCACCCGGAACAGTTGCGCCCGTGGTTTTGTAAATCCCCCCGGGGGTGTCGGGAACCCCACCGGGTTGATTGTATGTTGCTTGGCCCGGATTATTCCATGGATTAGGAGAAACCACCGGCCCAGAATTATCAATTGGTCTATTGTTGTATGGCTCAGGAGGCCCGACCATTCCCCCGTTGTTATACGATGGATTGATAGGCCCTACCCCTCCATTGTCAATATCGTCGGCGAAACTCATCGATCGAACAGGACTCTTAAAAAGCTTTGGTTGCCTATACAATTTTCCCATATTTATACCCCTGTAACCCGCGTAACCGCTGGCCGTTTGAAGCTTCCTGGCAGCGCTCCAACGTCAAACGCCATTCCTGAAAGTATCTCTCCACCGAATGACATCTCTACTTTTATTGCTTCGCATCTCTGTATTTTTGGCTTCACATTCCATTGGTAGTTGTAGCTTCCTGCTGCTGTAACTGTCGCCGCTGATACCGTAAATGTCTCCGCTGCTGTATCAACAAAATCGTAGTACAGTTTTAGCGTGAGCGTTCCGGTAGTGGCCACTCCGCTACAAATCAGCCCGCGAATTCTCTTGAAACCTTGCAACTGATTCAACGATATCCATCCGGTAATTAGCTTGGAAACTATCGCCGTTCCATCGTCTGTTAGCGTCCCATAATTTTCCTTATATACTGAGCCAAGACTTGACATCCATACTGGCAAACCACCAACTAAAGATGCGTGTTTAGCACTTATGCGATGATATCCCCATCTATTATGGAATTCATCGAAATCTAATACAAAACCGTTGGAGGTAAAGAACCACGTATGCTCTCTATCTGATAGGCCGATCGTTGCTACAACAGCATAGTTTTTTGCGTCCTCAATTGGTGCGCCAATAAATTGCATCGATAAATCACGACCGATCCTATAGATACCTCTAGCACTCATGAACATAATACCGCCGGGACCAAACGTAACCGAGTTTGGCTGTACAGTACCGGTTTCGTTGTCGAGTTCCATCACCTCAAAACTACCAGCGCCAGTTTCATCTGGACCAACGCCATATACCGAGAAAATATTGCTAGAACCAAAAAGAATAGTCTTGTCATCTAGTGGACTAACCGCTTGCAGCCCATCGACTCCAACGTAGTCCAAAACGAAAGCATCAGAGAAATTAGGTGCCTCATTTTTCACGCGAGGCTTGCTATACCATGGCCTTCCATCTTCAGCGGAAATCATCCAAATTCTGTCGCGGCATAAAGCAAATGACTTGACTGCCGGGGGTCCAATGTGCTCAATTATTCCGCCTTCTGTGTACAAAATTGCTTTGCCAACTAGGTCAGCTTCTGAAGTCTGAACTGTATACGTCATCATTCCGTACGTTGACGAAAACGTAAGGTCCGACAGCGATCGTCGTCCGTCTAAATAATACAACGCGCCATTTGCAACTGTGCGATAAATTTCGATCCAACAATCCGACGTGTCATATACCGGGTCAAAAAACGGATATGCAAAAATGTCGATTGTCAGAGTAGTATACGACAAAGATGTCGTTCCCGAATATGCATTGCTGGGAGCCGACCTTGACACGTTTCCATAGCGGTCATATCGCACAAAAACAGCTCTGAAACCGTATGTGGATGCAGGATATGCACCTGGGTTAGCTGCCCCTTGTAGTGTCTGTGGTGCCTCTGGATAGAGTGGCCAACCCACCGGCAAATTGCGCACCCCATCAAACATGCGCAAATTAGGCGTAACATTGTTTAGCAAATCTTGATTCCAGTAGGCAAATTGAGGCACTACAGTATCAGATCTTACTAATAATTTACTCTCGTTATTGGATGATCCATAGGCACGTACTGGAAGGACATATAACGCTGATGATTGCACTGTAACGTGTGGAACAATAGCATATCCTCCTAATGGTCGAGAAGCAGAAGGAAGCACAGTCTCGAACCCACGGACGCACGACGTTGTCGTTGCCCTGCAAAGACCTAATCCATTGTTAATCACGTCATTTGTCAACTCAGGTCGAGCCGCATAGAACCAAACTTGTGCGTTGCGGATGAATGCTCCAGATGCCAAATTCAACCGCGCAAGAGTGTACTTAATTGACCAACCACCTGAGTCGTTGTGCAAAAATATGGCTGGCCCCCCGGGAGTCGTACCCCTCGACACCCAGGAAGCCAGAAACCAAAGGTTAGTCCCGTCATCAACTACAGAAATGGCGTGAATAATCCCACCAAAAGCGTGTGCATCTATTAAAGCCTCAGATGCTACCCACGTCGAAGGAAGGTCTAATGCACGATAATAAGCACCATAGGTTCGATTGTCATTGTAGCATACGATGCCGACTCGGTTAGTCGTCCGTGTAGTGCAAATTGCTACTAAATCAGGTTTACCAGATCCGGTAGATAGCGCCGATCCAACTGTACCAGCTAAAAGGTTTACTACGTATGCGCGCGTTTCTCCCAATACTGCTGAAGATTTATAGCCAAAAACACCTACACAATAACTACCTTTAATACAGGCATCTAAATGGGAAATTTGTAACCCTGCTGTACCTGTTTCCGCTGTCACCGCCGTATACATTGGATCGCCGTTTGCATCAATTCCTGAGTAAATTCTTGCTACAAGTGAATTGGAAACATTGTTGTGTATCCACAAACACACATAACCAGCGTTATCACCACATAGCTTAGCTCTACTGCCCACAATTGTCTCGCGATAAAACACTCTCCGCGTATCAGTACGATAGAACGTTAGCTCTATATTGGGAACGTTTGGAGAAACAGAACGATCATATATCATGCGTAACGCAACACCGTAGGTTCCGTTTTGCGCATAGTCAAAATCGTTGTTGTATTCCAATTCTCCTGTCAAAGGATAAGCCTGCATACTGCCAGCAATCCAATTGTCGGTGCGTTTTGTCGGATTATTCACGCCATCGCAATGATAAAAACCATCGGAAGCGAAACGCAAAACATCACCATGCCAATCGGTAACAGCCACATCAGTAATCGATCCAGTAGCAATCTTGTCGTAACCGTATCTCCTTTTGAGCCGACCGGTTTTGTCCATCCACAAATTTTCCAGCGTCAACATCTCGCCAGCGTTCAATTGGTGTGGGTCTTTCTTCTGGTTTATCCCACCGAACCTGATTGGAAAGTGACGATATTCAATACCCATTACGCCCTCAAAAAAGCATTATTTTAACAGTTACTGTTGCGCTAGATATCAAACTAATGTACTGAGCATTAGGCCCATCGTCTGCGCCTCGAATCTGATACACCACAGCATTAGCGTCTCTGTCGAGTACGAGAAATCCCTTCGGCGTTCTCTTCAACGAGTGAGGAATCTTAATCTTGGTAGTTGTCAGCGTCATATCAAGAATCTGGTAGGTAGAAAATGGCAGTTTTTGCAGCCATTCCACCACGCGCTTAATCGAGTTAGATAGCATCGCCACCGACTCGATTTTGCTCGATTCCCCGCTAAATGATGGTGTTCTCAGTCCCATAGTACCTCCTGCTCATAGGAGCGTGAGTACACCACGTCAGAAATTACCTGAGCCTCGGATGCATCGCGCGGGTTAGCCATGCGAATGCAATCTAGCTCTAGTTTCTCTCTGTCGTTGATCAACTCGTTGCACGGGGTCTTTTCCTTGATGAGGCATTTGACTGCCGCCCATATCACGCAATACTCATCCATGTGTTGCGCAAAATCTACGTTGGTTGTGGCACTGGTAAACACCGTTGCCGCAGGAACGTAGTAGTAGCGTATCGTTACTCCAGCCGCCGAAACCGGCCACAGGTAAAGCTTGTCGCCCAACAGGCAATACACCCTAGGTCGATTGTCGACTCGTGAGTACCGGCCCATTTCCTGCATTGGAATGCGAATCAACGGCACCTCTCTGCCGTCGCTGGCAACAAAAAATACCTTCAGAAGCTTCAAAAAATCAGTCTCAAGTGTGTACTGAGTTTGGTTAGCTACTGTAGTCAAATCTTTTGGAGATACCTTGTAATTCTCATACGCTTCAATGAGGAGATTATACATGCGCCGGTAGGCATTATTTAGCCATTTGACTATTTCCGTATCGGTAACAAACTGCGTGTTTTCCATATCCGCAGTCTGCCGAACCTCGGTAATCAAATCGGAAATGTTCCGCAGGAAGCCCATTTAATCCTCCCATTTTTCCGACATCTCCGACTCTTCGTCACGCAACGACATGAATTCATCAAGCGCTGCCGCCAATCTTCGCGGGTCTTTCGAGTTGAATGCTGCTATCATGTTTTCGCAACAACGCTGCCTCCCATCGGAAACCATGCGCTGACCTTCACCTTCACTGATAGACCGTTGCTCAGTTGCACCGTTCATCAGATGAATAGAAAGCATGAGCTCGCCATCTGCTGAACCTTTTTTGCCGTTTTTGTTCATCATCATTAGCATGGAAAAGCCCCTTACTGTGCGCTGTTCCTGAGCCAAATTTGAACGTGAAGAACATCACCCGATGTTGGGTCAGCTGCTGAGCCACCGTGAGCGATAAACACAAGCCCAACGGTTTTGGTCGTTGCGACGGTATCAGCGGTTACCTGCGGTATCAGGCCCTCACCCGTAGCGCCCACCACAGTCACGTTAGCACCCAATAGCGCTTGATACTTGTCGTTGAGCGTTAGCGTATAAGCGCCGGCGCCGGTCCGCGAAATAGAAGCAACTCCGAACGAATCCTGCACGGACAATGTCGGTGCACCGGTTCCGCCAATCGCCACCTTGGCGTGGATCATCACCACGCCTTTGTCAAAACTGCCCATAAAAGGCTTGAAATATCTATTAGCCATGTTGATATCTCCCTAGTGCTCAAACTTAAATCTTCGAGCACTCAACTTCAAAAGTTAGATGCAATGTGTTGCCTGACGTCACGTTAGTGACCGCTGCCGATGTGTTCAACATTTGCACAATTAGTTTGCGATCGGAAGCAAGAGTATCGCTTTGAATATGTGCAAAAAGAACTTCAAGAGTTGAACCACCGAGCGATGCATGAACGTTAAGCAATCGCACGTAGCTAAAATCACCCAAACTGTTCAAAAGAAATTCGTACTCTCCATTATCAGTTTTCTTCGTTACTGAAGTTATTTCATCACCAATATAGGAAGTAACCGCACCTGTAGCACCAACAGTAATAATACAGTTAAACGTTAGATGCGCTAAAACGACGTTACGCGAAATCTTGTTATACATGGTTTTTCTCCATATTTAATAGGCGGGTTAATTACCCGCCCAATCACAGTTAGGAAATCTTTGCAATCATGTTCATGCCGGGCATTGAACACTCAAGCTGAGCGTAAGAGCAAAGCTGAATGTCGACACCGTCGATAGTTTGCGAGCGAAGAACTCGCAGACCGTCGGCATCAAAGATGCGAATTGCTGGCCCAAGGGAAGCGAGTTCCCAGGTATCCATCTGGAATATGAATGCATAGTCATATGGAATCCATCGATCAGAATACACCTTGCAAATGCCATTTTGGCCAGTAATTTGCAGGCCCTGGAATCCGACGTTTCCAATTCGCTCGTTTATGATAACGACTTTCGATCCGAGCGAGTTCGCCAGATCATTGAACTTCAAAGGGTTCAGAAAAATATGGCTCGGCATCCCGCCTTCACGGCCAAGAATCGCCATACCTGCGGTCAATCCCTCTTCGATCGGGAGCGCCGAATAGTCCTTGAACCACCCACCAAGGCGAGTCTCGTCGACGTTACGGGTAACGCCAAAAAACGATGCGCCAAGCGCTGTTACGCGAGCACTTGTACCAATAGGAATCCAAGCCTGTGCACCCTTCAACCCGGCACCTTTGTCGCCGCGTGGGAACAGGTAATCGTTGTCTACGAAACCAGTAATCGAGCCGCTGAAAGTGAATGTTCCAGCTTCGCGATCTACTGCTGTAACAGTGATATATCCCGTTCTGACAGTTGTGCCGCTTGTGTCGTTGTAGCCTTCGAGTTCCTGCCCTACCTCAAAATTTACGATGTCGTTTGGTTCTGTGAGAGTAACATCGGAACCAGAAACCGATGCACGTCGACCGATCGCATAGGAGCCATCCGAACAAACGGCAAACCCAAGAGAGTTTGCTAGGCTGTCAAAAGCGCCCTGCATTTCGTCTTTTAGCGCGTCTGCAAATGCTCCGTCATTGTCTTTTGTAGCAAGGATAGTCTCGTTTGTAACAGATGCAAACGAGTAGTTAGAAGAACGAGTGGTCAAAAATGCCACTCGGCGACCGTAGCTAGAACCACCCTTAGCAACGCTAAAGTTGGTACTTCGGTTCTGTGGGTTGGTGTGTTTTACGCTTCTTTTGCGTACTTCACCAACAAAATTCTCGTCTTTCTTTAGCATGGCAAAGAAAGGTCGATTCTGATAGGTCAAATCATAGATAACGTCCTGTGGGTACATTTCCTTGAGCATTGCACTTGCGCGGGTAATATCTAGCGTCATTCTCTCAATTCCTTAAGCGTCTGGCCGCTTCTATTGCCCTCCTTCTCCTGTCTTCCCAAGACATGCCGGTATCGGGAGTGGCGCTAGAATTGGCCGAATTTGTGATAGTCGGCCTCTGTTGCTGCTGCTGCGTCTGTTGTTGCCTATCACCTTGCACATTAGCCGGTGGTTTGTTACTGGCACCAGCCTGAAAGAATAATTCCGGGTCTAACGCATCACCCGGAATCTCCCATGATCGAACATCTTTGGCTTGGTTTCTCAGGCTATTTTCGATCGATATAGCCATGCTCAAAACTTCTTTTTCGGATGGCCCTCGTTTGTTATCCTTTACAAACTGACTACAGGCATCCCAAAGTGTTTCCTGCATTCCAAGCTTATTCATCAGCATAAATTCGGGTCTATTCACCATCTCCGCTAACTTGCTTTTGCCCTCGGATATTTTTTGCTGTCGCGCCGTTTCTTCCGAACGTTCTTCTTGCGACTTTATCCACTCGGCATTGGATTGAAGTTTTGTCTTCAATTCCTTTAGCTCATTTTGGAGCGAAGCCACATGATCGTCAGCCGCTAATGATGGCAAATTTGCCATAGCTTCAGAGGCTGGAATACCTAGCAACTGTAGCGCACCTCGAAAGTCTTTTGACTCTTTCATGCGCCTAAATGCAGCATAATCCGGATCAACTTCCGTGTTAGCCCTGTTACTATTCTGCATGTTTTGCTGTGTATTCTGTGGCTGTGCCGACTGGTTACCCTGAGAGCGCCACCAATCGTTAGCGTTGCTATAGCCGTTATTAGGCGCGTTACTTTGCCTATTCTGTTGACCTAGCCCAAACTCGGCCGGGTCTAACTGACGACTAAAATCACTGTTTGATGGATCTACCGTACCATTTTCCAAAACCATTTGCAATACCTCATCATAAAGTTTTTTACGCTGGTTGCTCCATTGCAGCCATATCTATACCTTGTCCAACATCTGCCTCCATCGGCATACCGTCACCCATACCCTCGCCCTGTGGCAACATTTCAGCGCCGATTGGCATAGCCGCTTCGGGGGTCATTTCAGCCGGTGGCGGTTGTTGAAGTTTGACGCAATCGTCAACCCAGCGACGCACGAGGTCGAGCCGCACCGACTTATCTTGCCTTTGTGCGTTAGTTTCCTCTGGTAATTCTGCTAGAAGCGCCACATAATAGTCTTGCCCAATCCTTTGCGCCAAGGCCAAATCCATGTACGGCTCAGGAGCGATATAAAGCACGTCTTGCTTTTCCTTAAGCTTCTGCGTGCAAACCTTTTCAAGAATTTTGCGAATATTGTGCCTCTGGCTAAGCATATTTGACTTTTTGAGGTCGGGAAAGTTTAGCAGCTCCTTGCCCTCTTCAACGGTCATGTAGCCTTTTTGTACCATCTCGTCCACATAGGCTAGCCTCGCGCCGGGAGTTTTCGGAAAAGCGCTGCGAGGAAAACATTGAATCAAAAAGTCATCGGTCGGTAGTTTTACGTCGGAATATTTGACCGGAAATAGGCCCCGATCCATTGAATCAGATGACACTACGATGTCGTGCCCTTGCGCTAGCAGATCTTCCGCTTCGTCAATAAAAACCTGCCCGGCATCACAATGCCACTGTTCCCAGGCCGCCTGCGTATCTGCCAGTCTCTCGCTCTCAATTGCGGTTACCTCGCGAAGCGCCGCGCCGCTTGCCGTCGATGCCAGAGGATTGGTACCTCCCGCTGCTTGCTGGCTAAGCCCGATCTTCTCGAAACCACGAGCCCACAGACGATCTAACTGTGCGAACACGTCACCGTTCACGGCTATCCCTGGCTCGATTCTTGGGGGAGTGGGTCCTGAGTACGGCACAATTCCACCAATAGCATTGGTCAAATGATTAACGTCAACCCTTGACATGGTATTAAGAAATATCCTGGGATTGGAGACTCTTATCATGCAATCCTTGATGAAATTGACAAGACGATTGATCTCAATCTGGTCACCGGCCAAATCTTCGGCTACGCCAATTCCCCAAAAACCAAGCAAATTCTCTTGATATCGCCAGGCCACATAAGGAAACCGCTCGCGTTTCCACTCCTCTTCAAAAATCATTTTCCCGTTGGATTGGATAACGTGCCTGCCGTCGTCGACAACTGTCGGCAAATGGATGCCCTCCACAACCTCCACAACCTGCGTTTTGCACCCGGAAACGTACCCTTGGCGAGTCTCCAGACCGGCAATAATGCTCTGCGGTATCCCTTTCCCTGCTAGGTAATCCTTCGATACGTTTTTGACTCGGTACATCGTTCGCGGCATACCGTAATAGCTGTCGTAAGGGTCAAGCATGATCTCATCCGGCAGCACTCGCTCAAAACACATTTTGTAGCTGCCGTCCTTTTTTTGCTCGCTCCAAACGTGCCCGATTCCTGTACCAAAAACAGCTCCATCTTTGAATATCTTGCGCTTCTCCTTGTACAGTCCCGAGCTTTTGAAAGCGCCGTAAAGCCAATCTGACATCAAGTCAGCGCGGGTTTCTTGATCTACCCAAGCCCCGTTAGTCAAAAACGACGGCCTAATGTTGTCTTTGCCTATCTTGCTTGTAAGAGTATCCACAGCAGCCTTGACGATATTCCAGCTAATCCGTCCGTTTTTTCCCGCCGAAAAACCAGCGCTGGCAAGCGAGCGAAGGTAGAAAGACTGGATGCTAATATCGGTCGTAGATGTGTTCACATACATGCGCATAAACAACGCATTGTCTCGGTTAATTGGAGCCGTTGCCATCTTCAAAGCGCTAGCCATTCCCTGCATTGCTTTTGCCGATGCATCACCTTGCAGCTTCCACCAATTAGTGCCTTCATATTGCAAAGTCATGGCGTTTCTCCCAGTAAATCAGCTTCGTATTTTTGACGCTCTTTTTCGTACAATTCTTGCTCTGATATAGACATCGGCCCCTTATTTCCATCACTAGAAAAAGGTGATCCATCCATAGGATTATAGATAACATCCCTATCCATTACCAACTCGACTTCAATATCGGCTGTCTTATATTTCAGGCTACTGACATTGTGCTTTTTAGCCAATACCATCAAACTCTCTGCCACATTATCCAAAACATGAATCATGCTAACGCCCTTTCTAGCCAATTAGAATTATCTTGCCTCATGCTACGCTCGATTTTTTCTATCATTTCCCTCTCTGTTTTCTTCCAATATTCTGCGCTTCCGTACATTGGCTCTATATCCTTCTCGCGATAAAAGTAGTGCCGTGCCTTACGGTACGCATACAATGCCGAGTCACATAGGTCATTCGGCATGTCTGGATGTTCCTTGTTGCCAGACTTGTCTTTGCACAACGCCCTATATTGCGCACCCAACGGCTCACATTGCCGCAAAAGCTTGAAGCGTTCCTCTCTAAAGTCTCCATTAACCAGCTCTATAAAGGCCATCTTTTCGCTCTTTTCGGCGGCCTCACAGGGAATACCCCACCGTTGCCTAAACTCTTCCACGATTGCCTTGCCGAGCCCCCCGCAATCGATCACAGTGTCGTCTGTTTTCCAGCGCGATTGTAAAGCGAGAGTCAAACCCGCCCACTGGGAGGGAATCCAACCAGCGTGCTTTTCCGTGTGCACTGCGTATCCCGACGGGCAATCCTCGGACCACGCGACTACAGTCCATGCAGCGCTGTCGCTGTAACCCAGGTCGACACCCAACACGTGGTGCCACTCACAGGCCCCTGGCAGTTCGTCAGTGTAGTCTCGGCCCGGCACGAACTTGTAAATCAACGCATCGGGATCTTCTGTCCACACATTGCAGTACTCTCGGAGATAGGTTGGGTTGTCGTCCGTCCACCGCCGCCGGTTTTTGAGCTCAATTATCCATTCCCGCGCGTGAGGGAGGTACGTGTTGTCGAGAACGCTCCATTTGTGCAGTTCCCAATGCTCACCCGGATCGATACAGGCCCGATAAAACGGCCCTGTAAGGGTCGGCCCCGGGGAGCCGACCATGATCAAGGCACCGTTGTAATCAAGCAACGCCGGCTCAATTACATCCTCAATTACGTAGTCTAGGTGTTCGCCAAACGATGCCGCTTCGTCGACAACGCAAATACAATAGGCATCGCCGCGCAAACGCTCAACCACGTTCTCCTGATCGGCACCGTACAACATAATCTTTGCGCCGTTGGGAAGCATTGCCGTAAGGTCGGACTCGTTAAATTCTAGCGGAATATTGTACTGTGCTTTGAGTTTCTTGAGCTTAGGCCAAAGCAAATTCTTGGCGCTCTTGCGCGTCAAGGCGAGGTATAGAGCCGTTGAATTGGGGTTAAGCGCCGCTGCGAGAAGCAGGCAAACACATGCGGCCTCTGTTTTTCCGGCTCGACGTGTGCATTGGGCAATTTTTGCTTTAGACGGAGAAAGAACGAAAGCTTTTTGCTGCGCGAATAGCGAATGAATTACCGCGCTTTTCCAGTCCTGCCTGGTTGGGGAGACTAATTGCAGTTTACTCTTCTGCCGCCTCATCAACTCCTGTTGAATTAGCAGCTGCGAGTAAAGCATCTCCTCTTTCGTCAACGATCTCAATATCTACTCCGTCCTCAATTGCCATCAGCCGCAAAACTAAATCTTCCTCGCTCATCTGTGTAACACTATGCCGCAGGTCCGCCTGAACCTCAACTTTGCGCCCAAACACGCTACTGTGGCGACGTTCTAGCATCCACGCGGCCGCTCTCCAATCCTTTCTACTTGATGCCATTATTCTGGAAACTAACTCTATCTGTTGCATGTGTTTGGCGTTGGCTATTATCTCCCAAAACCCTTCCATGCCAGCCTCGCCATCTTCTTCCATTTTCTTCCACTTGTAGACGGTATATGGTGCCGTTGCTGCGCACCTACAGGCATCGTTAAACGTGAGCCCCGCTGCAATCCCTTCAGCTATTTTATGAGCGGCAACAAAACGCTCCTCTAGGCTTTTAACCCTACCGCTTGTCTTTCGGTAATTCACGCACAAAGTCCCCGCTTACTTCGTCAATTGTTATGTTAATTGAAGACAAGAAATCTCTAGCACAATCCTCGCATAGGTAAATCTGGTATACAGTATAGCGCCTAGTGTTTGGTGTTCTCAGGTTGAAATGCATCTTCCCTGTAGCACCAATTCGGCTTTGTTCATGCTTTATCTCTTTAGTTCCGCATCTCCAACATCTCAATTTGTCTTGTTTTGACATGGTTAATTCCCCAAAGTAGTTTGACGCTTTAGCTTCATATCAGCTATAATAGCATCTAAATGGTCAAAACAAAAAATTCCAATGTCAGGATCATGCCTCTCGTTTTCCCCGGCCGTTCTGTATACTCGCGAGCATTCCCAAAAAACGCTAATGGAATTTACCAGATAGCCGTAAGTGATCACTATTTGCGTCAGTTGGAGGCTCCAGCTTGACACTCCAACTGAGCGCATGTATTGTAACCACATGGCCGAGCAAGGTGCTCTGCCAAGCACTGGGAGATGAGACATGGATTTAACCGCAACTGTATTAGGAACGGATGTTATGAGTACCACACAGAACACTATCACGTTGCACCGCAGTCCCGATAGCAAGTGTTGGTTCGCAGTTTTCAGCGGGCCGCATGCCGCTGAAATAATTGATTTGTTCGACACCGCGGCAATGCCTCTTCCATGGTTCCACACTGCCAGAGCTGAAGATGTCCTGCGCTCGCAGGTCAAAGCGAATCCTGACTGCAAAGTCTTACTATCCGATGTGGAGGTGTAAAATGGATACGACTTTCAATTGCGCGCCGTTATACCATTGTTACCCACGACAAATTGGCCCACAAGATGCATATTTAGAAATAGATAAAAATGGAGAAATAAGCGTCTATTGGAATCCTGAAATTGGCAATGCTATACCTGCAAGAGTTTACAGCGGAGAGTCATTGCGTTATCTCGTTAGTTGCTATCTACGTCAATCAGATATAGATGATCTAATTGCCGACGTCGCGGAACTAGTACCTAGCCTGCTAGGCGAGAAAGACGACGACAACTGTCTTAGCGACGATGGTTATAAAATATCGCACGAAATCGAGTTGCTATGCTCTAACAGGGAGCCCTCCCCGCCGTGCTATGAACCTGATTGCGTTTACTGTTCAAGTTTCGAAGACTAAAAGGATACTGCCGTGGAATGTAAAATGTTTGAATGCTTTTGGTGTAAGAAGCCGCTTCGAGAAGATGAATTGGTTGGTGAATTATTCCGCGAGGCATTGCCAATTTGCGCTGAATGCGACAATGATGTTACTGAGCACATTATAAAAACTGGCAACGAATTGGCTTTTCATGCCGCCTTAAAAAAGGAAATAGATTCAATGATAGATAGCACAATGGAAATGCAATCTGTTTTATGAGAGGAAAGGGATGAATGCGGTACTATTTACGCGATACTTATGTGTGGAATGCAAGCGATTTGTCGATAAGGATTGGGTACAAAAAGAGATGAGAGCAGGGAAGGAGATAGACGAACTATGCTGCTACCACTGCAAAAACTGCGGGATAATTGAAACTGAAACACCGAAGCGAAGGAGCGGAACGATATGCGCCCTGAAATGACAGAAAAGGAAATTTGCGACTTACTTGACAAAGACTGCCAGCCACAGGCCCCCGCAACTGCGCCGCTTGTTTTGCGCTGCTACGCTAGGCAAGCATATGGCCAGCTGCGGATCTATTGCGAGGAGAGCGCTTGGATACGCGACCTGCTAGGCCAGACGACGATCCTACCGCGCCAGATCCAGGCATTGCAGGCCATAGGCATAAAATTTTCGCTGGAACGAAATAGAGACGTTCCCAAAGAACTTGCGCAACTTTTTGACGAACAACATTGAGGTATAACGAATGGAAATGGTTTACAAAATACACGAAGTGTTTCTATCTCCGGTTGCCATATCACACCCACACTTCAACAATCGCCCGATCGTCGCCCGGATCTGCTATTATCCGAAACATCTGATCAATCCCAGGTACCATTCTTCGGCACCTGTTTAGCGACTTAGCAACTGCAAGTACCTCGGCAGCCCTAGGATCGCACCCCGGCTTGATTTCCCAAGCCCTAGCAACGTATTTGCCTGGGTGATCCTTCGGATCGCGATAAATCACAATTTGCCGCATCATGCGTTCCACCGGCTCGCCAAACCTAATCTCGTTTTCTGGCATGTTTGGGTCGAGCACGATCCGGAATTTACCACTGTTCCCGCTCAACACAAACATATCTCTCATCTTAGCCATTTTGGTATCTCGATTTTTTGAGTAGTGCGTTCTTGGATATATTCCCAAGCAATCCCGTTTTGTATAGTAAACAAACTGCATATATGATCTACTAACTCGTAGTCATCTTCCTTCTCATAAAAATCATCATAGTCCATCACTGTATATATGAATACTGTTCGACTAATTGTATTGAATCCTATGCTCCAATTTTCCCCCATCTTTGCCTTTATCTGTTTTTCTATCTCATTAATTCTTTCACTATTTAGCATTCAAAATGCTCAACAGCTTATCTATTTTTGTTTCAATGTCGTTGACTATCTCTTCCACAACCAATATTCTACTCAATGGATCTTTGTTATATGATCTTTCGTATCCCCATTCTCTTTCGCTAAATTTTTTGCTTGCATTCTCGCATTGTCCATTCCAGCAACGAATAGATCCGTCATCGTTATTAGTTGGAGCGGCTCCGCATAAAGGGCAATTCCTCAGTAAGTATCGACTCATCCTTCTTTCTCTTTTTCTCTATATTTTTTGCTATATCCTCTGTTCCGAATCCGCTTCAGGTTTGCCTCAGCAAAGATCAGCCCAAAATTACTGCCAGCCTGCACTTTCTCGTGTACAATCCCGTTCGCATCAAGAAACTTGTGAACCTTTTCGGCAATTTGCGGCCCGTACCACACCTCAATTCCTCGATCGCTTTCAATTGGCTCTAACTCAAACTTGTTGAAGAATAACGCAAGTTTCCTACTTTGCGCGATCCTTCGTGTTTTCTTCTCTGATTCTGTCAAAATCTCGTTTTGCATCGGTAATCCCCAAAATTACTAGTGCGCAAACTAGTTGAGCATATGAAATAATCACATCAAAAACTGCCAATGTAATAGACAACAAAAAACACTTGACAATAGCTATTACAAGCACCAAAACAAACTTAATCATCACACTCAAGCAACGCCACACGTCGGAAAAAAATCCTAATAATCCCTTCGTCACATACATCTCGGTTAAACTCCTTAGCGCCGAACGCCTCAGCTTTTTCAATTACATCCGCGACTTCTTCGGGTTTACATTCAATTTTGTATATGGTGGGTAGCTCCATCCGCTACCCTTTTTTTGACAGCTGTGCTCGTGCGTATTCAAGAAATTTAGCTACTATCTTCCGCCGCTGGTCACGAGTAGCAGCGCTGTAGCCTTCATCCTCAAACCAAGCATCGACGTTTTCTTGGCTCATTTTGTAGCCGCTTTCCTTTGCCCACTTGCGAAACTTGTTGATACAAATCGTGTAGATTGTGGCGGTAGACTCTTTAACTCCCATCTCACGGCACCAACGGACAATCAAATCATCAAAACTCATGTCATCACCTCCAAAGTTTTTCTTGTTTCTCAACGTTTCCCACAAGCCCTTGCTGTGCACGAACCAATACCCACCGTCGAAAGGCACCCAAACAGCACCTTTCGCAGCTAAATTATCCTTGAAATCTATCGACACTATCCAACGCTTCGGCCTCAATTTGCAACCTCTCCGCACTGGTCGCAGCCCGCAGCGAAGCGTCGACCAGCGAACTCGTGTCATCTGCTCTTTCGTCTATCTCAATTGCTTTAGCAAATTCGTGCGACTTCGGCAAGCGTTTGCATAGCAGTTTGACCACAGTTTTGATAGCCATCTGTTCAAAATCAGTGTCCCATGGAGTAGTCGCTCCCTCTCTACGTTTGCCCCGCGCCCGCTCCATAATTTTGTCCACTCGCCAGCGAGGCATCACTTCTGCCTCAACGCCTCCCCCAACCAAATTTGCGACTGCATAGGCTGCTATAACTGGCTGCTCTCCCTCACTCAACGACGGACGATGCTTGATTGTGATCTTCTCCCCCTTTTCCCACTCGAAAAAATCACCTTGACGAACGACATCAGCGTTAATCGAAACCACTGCCCCGCTCCGCCTCGCGAGTTCCACGAAACCACGATACCCTATCTGCAATTGAGCCTCTGTGCAGTTTAGTGCCCTGTTCCAGTACGGGATTAGATAGGCATATTGCATCGGCCCCACCGGCGAAAGACCGATAGAACACGACTCCATAACGCTTTGCAGTATGCTAATTTTCGAGCATTTTTGAAGCTCTGGTCTTTTTCGCATCTCTAAAATTACCGCGACAGACAGCCGGTTTGCCGCGTCTGTTGCGCTTTTCGCGTTGCCCATCGCCGTCACAATTCTTTCGTGGTTTTTTTCGAGTAGTTGTTTTGTTTCTGCGACGATATCCATTGATCCACCGGTCCTCGTTTCCAATTCGCTCATAATCCCCTCCAGACGATATGTATCCCATTTTAGTCAATCGCTTTACGTTTTTTGTACCTCGGTGGAGGTACAGATATCACGTCAAATTCCCGATGCCAACCTTGCCTAATTCCTCTCAAATAATCCTCAACACCTAGCTCCATCCTTCTGAATGCATCAACTAATCCCTCCATCTCGTAAGTATAGACTTGGACAGTATACGGCCATTTTGACTCAATTGCAACTAGTGCATAGCCAACTATTCCACAATCGTTTGCCGGAAAATGCTGAAGATATGCGCGAATGTACCACGCTGCCTTAAGGTCGTACCAGTAATCGCCGCAGTCTTGCGCGAATTTATCTGGCCGCGCATCCGAACAAGTTTTTAGATCAACGATCCAGCCGGGCAAAAGTCTGTCGAGACGTGCCTTGCATTGAATAGTGTCGTTGTCGTGTTGTTCGCTCCAAAGTAGAGTAACTTCGCTTTTCCCTTTGTCTCCGAACAACAAACCACGCGCTATATTATGCTCGTTTATTCGCTGTATACACGTTTGCACGGCGTGATAATCACTAGCCCTGACGCCGATCTTGCCGTTGCACTCTTTGGCCCAAGCTTTTGTACGTGCTCTCACCCCCGGTGAGACCACATGATACTCTCTAGCGAATCTCTCAGGTTCCAAAACAGCGCAATGCAAAAGCGTTCCGAAAGCCAAGCTGTCGCTTGTAGTAAATTCGCGCTCAGGATTGAGATAGCACTGATAATAGTGCCATAATCCATGATCGCATATTGCAGTCAGCCCGGAAGCGTTTAACGCTGATATCCTTCTATACTCGGTATCCGGCATATCGTAATAGACACCATGCAGCCCCTCATGAAGCATCATAACTCACCTCTTTTGTTAGCAATTGCAACATAACATAGCACTAATTACGTTGCAATGCCTGTTTATTTATAATTTATATCACTTGCGTTCCATGCACTGTATAAGTATTTTCATGGCTTCAATTCGCTCAGTTTTGTTCGCAGCGCGAAACGTCCCGATCTTTGCGAGTTCAGCCGCTCGGTCTCTGGCTGCGTCGGTAACGCTGACCCCCGCAGCGACGCCCTCCACTGCCACGAATCGCCCAAAGAGCTTGCGCAAACTCTCAAGACTTTTGTCTGACTGGCCAATCGAGTCTACGATCTCGCGAAAAATCGGTTCCGACGCTGCAAGCGGTTCCGGCTCGGTTTCAGGGGGTACGGGGAGTTTTGGTACCTCTGCCCCCGCCAGCGCCTTTTGCCCCCCGTATTGGGCGATTATCAAGCGCTCTGAGCGGCACGCGACGACTGCTCGTATCTCAGTCGCCAGCCGGTCTCGACACCGAGACTGAGAAGCGTCGAACCACTCCAGCCCCCGCAGGCCCCCGAGAGCCGAGAGCACCTCGCTCGCTTCGAGACTGAGAGCCCGCCCGCGAATGACATATGAGATAATTTGTTGCGTTAGTATCTCAACTACGGTAGCCTGTTCTCCTATCCCTCCGTCCATTAAATCCCGGAACTCTGACAATGCCGGCCAAGAGGTACATTCCCTCTTAAATTTGCCGAAGATATTGGTTATCTGTTGCACCGTGATACCGCGTAATGCCTCAGTCCACGTTGCGAGTTTTTCTCTATCGTCAAAATTAGGTGCGAATTTTAGCAAAGCGGAGAGTTTTAACAACGCTCCCTGTATCTGTTTGTCTGTTGCCATCATGAAATTCTACCTCAAAATTGGATTGAGAAATCACAGTCGGCAAGCAACGCCTCTCGCTGAACTTCTTTCGAGTTTCTCATGCTTGACAATATGTTGTCGATTTTAGGCAATCCATTGCTCTTTGATTTTTTCATGAGACCGATCGGACTAATAGCGTTGCCAGACCAAAAACTATCCTGCTTAATAAACCAGAAAACGCCCTTCAGTTGCTCTGCTGTAAGATTCTTCTTTGCCCGTACCTCTGCCAAAGACATTACCCAAGCATTGATATCGATAGACAGTCCTCGCACCCTCTCCCTTGCCCAATCAGACCACTCGCGTGCTAGCTCTGCTATGTCAGTTGCGTGTTGTTGCGGTTGCGCTTTGCCCTTAACAGACCGTCCCGATTTTTTAGAGGGGGGGGGGTTCCCTGATCCTTTTCCTTTCTTTGGATCTTTTTCTGTCTTTGGATCTAATTCATCTAAT